TGGTCAAAGAAGCAATCGTACTATTAATGTTCTTTGGCAGTCCTCTTGAATTAAAAGAATACACTGTACGTGATGGTCTAAGTGAATGCCTTGGTGCAAAGAGAACAATCTCTCGCAATGTAAGAACTCCAGGAAAGACAGAATATAAAGGTACTATGAGATTGGCGTGTAAGAAACTTACTGTGAAAGTAGACGAAGATGATCGTGTACTAGAATTTGTAAGTGTTAAAAAGAGTGAATTAAAACCGTTTTAGGAGGATTCAATGGAATTCATTATCGATCAACTTGTCACTTGGTGGCAATTTACAGTTGTCGGAGTACTAATCATTATAGGATGGGTAATCAACAAATTAGGAGTTGATCAAGATGAAGATATTATTGGATTTAAATATTTTGAGATGCCACAACTAAAACCACTAAAAATTAATACAGCACGTAAAGGTTTTTGGGGTGCTATATGGATGTGGTTAACCGGTACTCGACATTGGATGGTAGCGCAAGATTGGGCATATGAAATTGACGGAGAGCAATATGTAATTCCAGCAGGCTTTCAATTTGATGGCGCGTCAATACCTAAATTTTTGCACACTTGGTTATCACCGACTGGTGTATTATTAATGGGTGGATTAGTGCATGATTATGCATATAAATACGAAACACTATTGAGAACCGGCAAGATAGAAACAATGGGTGTAATAGATCAGAAAAAAGCCGATCAAATTTTTAGAGATATTAATATCGAACAAAATGGTTTTCACTTTCTTAATAACTTAGCATATTGGGCTTTACGTATTGGTGGATTTGCAGCGTGGAATGGCCATCGTAAGCGCGATTGTAAAATTGACGGTTTAAATGAATTTAATGAGAAAAAATTGTTGGGAGAAGAGTAATGTACGAATATAGAGCAACAGTTAATAGAGTAGTCGATGGTGATACAGTAGATATAGATATTGATTTAGGATTCGGAGTTTGGATGAAAGATGAACGTGTCCGAGTTATGGGCATAGATACACCTGAATCGCGTACTTCAGATAAAGTAGAAAAGGTATTTGGACTAGCAGCTAAAGATCGTCTTAAAGAACTTATTCCAGAAGGATCAATTCAAGTCCTTAAAACAGAAGTTGATAGAGATGGAGAAGATGCTAAAGGAAAATTTGGTAGAATCTTAGGAGACTTTATTGTTGAAGGAGAAAGAATCACTGACATCTTAGTTAGTGAGGGACATGCTGTAGAATATCATGGTCAATCAAAAGATGATATTCAAAGTAAACATTTAGCCAATAGAGAAAGATTAATTGCGGAAGGCAAAGTTGTTATATGATAGAGTATAAGTGTGGACCTACTTGGGATCGAAGAATAGTTACTCTTGATCCACCTGATAAAGTAGCTTTATTAATGTCTGGTGGAATTGATAGTTTAGTATTATATAATTTACTAAGCAGACATACTGAGGTAGAAGTTTACACCGCCGATAGAGGTGATGGCTTTGATACTCCGTTGACTGTTGCAGAGCATATTGGTAAATTTCCAAATACAATTTCTGTAGATCCATCAAATCCAAAAGAAATGATGGTAAAAGCAATACAGAATATACGTGGTTTCGATATATATTTAGGTTTAAATGTTCAACCGCCAATTGAGCATTTTCCACAATTTGATATTGATGGTAGACCTTATAGGCCATTTTATATTCCGTTTAAAAATGTAAAAGCACCGTTTTTACATATGTACAAATATCACATTATAGATCTTGCTCATAAAGAAGGTATAGATATTAGTGAATCACAAAGTTGTCTTGAGTATAGAGTTGGTCATTGCAGTAGATGTTGGCAATGCAGAGAAATTACTTGGGCGTTTGACATGTTAAGGAAAGAAAAAAATGAGAGATCTGTTACTCACAAGCACATTGACTCACGCGAAGGGTCACGTAGATAAACACATCGCAAATGTAGAAGTATATCTTGCAAATCCTGCAGGAATCGGAGAACATTCAGATATTATTGAAGCGATAGAAATTGAACTAGAAGCCATTGCAAAATATAATGATCAAATTGAAATGATTAATAAATATTTTCTTCGAGAATACTGATTTAGCTGTTTACAAAACAGTGAAAATGATATATAATACATCTATTAAATAATCAAACAAAGAGGTATATGGGTATGCAAACACAGTTTGTAGACACGAGGGAGTTTTTGTCCGAAACTCGATTCTATGATGGATATTCTCGTTTCAAAGAAGATGCTGGACAGTATGAAAACTGGGAAGAAGCAGTTGATCGTGTTATTGATATGCACGATGAAAACTATAAAAATCAAGGAAACTTGTTGGCTCCATATCTCGAAGAAGCAAAAAATGCATATAAAGAACAAAGAGTTCTTGGTGCACAACGCGCATTGCAATTTGGCGGTGATCAATTAAAAAAACATCAAATGAGAATGTATAATTGTACATCATCATATGCAGATCGTCCTGCATTTTTTGGTGAATATTTTTATATTTTATTGTGTGGTGCAGGTGCAGGATTCTCTGTACAACAACATCATATTGCTAAATTACCACAATTGCAGCAACGCACTAAACAAGCTAAAGGCTATATCGTTGAAGATTCTATTGAAGGTTGGGCTTCTGCGCTCGATGTTCTTATGTCTTCATACTTTGTTGGAGGCGGTAAACATTCTGATTTTGAGGGTCGTAGAGTTTTCTTTGATCTATCACAAATCAGACCCAAAGGAGCTAAAATTTCTGGTGGATTTAAAGCACCGGGTCCAGAAGGTTTACGTAAATCTCTTGATAAAATTGAACATATGCTTCAAGCAAAAGTAATTGATTCAAAAGAGTCTGTTAATATTACTCCATTAATGGTGTATGATATTTGTATGCATGCTGCTGATGCAGTTCTTTCTGGTGGTGTTCGTCGTTCTGCAACTATTTGTCTCTTTTCTCCAGAAGATGATGAGATGATGACAGCAAAAACTGGTAATTGGTTTATAGATAATCCACAACGTGGACGTTCAAATAACTCTGCAGTTATTGTGCGCGATGAAGCAACACCTGAAATGTTTGCAAAGATTATGGAATCTGTTAAGTCGTTTGGTGAACCAGGTTTTTATTTTACAACATCAAAAGAGCATACTACTAATCCTTGTGTTGAAATTGGCATGTTTCCGCAGTATGAAGGAGAATCAGGATGGCAAGGCTGCAACTTAACAGAAATTAATGGTGGTAAGTGTCATACAGAAGAAGATTTCTATAAAGCTTGCAGGGCAGGTGCAATTCTTGGAACTTTACAAGCAGGCTATACTGACTTTGAATTTTTAAGTCCAGTATCAAAAAAGATCTTTAATAGAGAAGCATTGCTAGGTGTTTCTATTACTGGATGGATGAATAATCCAAAAGTATTATTTGACGAGAATGTTCTTGAAAAAGGAGCAAAAATTGTTAAGGAAATTAATAGAGAGGTCGCTGCTATTATTGGCATTAATCCTGCTGCTAGGACTACATGTGTTAAGCCAAGCGGTAACGCAAGCGTCCTCTTACAAACAGCCAGCGGAATACACGCAGAACATTCCAGCTTGTACATCCGAAACGTACAAATGAATAAAGAGTCTGAAATTACTCAGGCAATTACAAAAACAAATCCTTACATGGTTGAAGAATCAGTATGGTCTGCTAACGGAACTGATGTCGTAGTCTCGTTTCCGATTGTTCCAAAAAAAGGTTCAATGTATAAAGATGACCTATATGGTGTAAAGCATTTAGAACTAGTAGCAAAAGCTCAAAAGCATTGGGTAATTGCTGGTACGAATGAAGAGCTTTGTGCTGATGAGGGCATTCGTCATAATGTTTCTAATACCATTATTGTTGATAATTGGGATGAAGTAGAGAAATACGTATTTGAGAATAGATATTCTTTCTCTGGTATTTCTTTCTTATCTCCAACAGGCGATAAAGACTATAATCAAGCACCGAATACTGCAGTAATCGATGAAAAGAAAATGGTAAAAGAATATGACACTGCAGCAATTTTTGCTTCAGGTCTAGTTGTTGATGCAATTAAAGTATTCCCTAATTTATGGGATGCATGTTCAACTGCTCAGGGATTTGGTATTGATATTAGTCTTGAGTCTGCAGAAAATTCTGCAAGACAAGATTGGATTCGTCGTTATGAAAATTTTGCCAATAACTATTTCAACAGCGATATGAAGCGCGGAGAACATTGCTTAAAGGATGCATATCTTTTACATAAGTGGAATAAAATTCAACAAAATCTAAAACCAGTAAATTGGAAAACCGATTTAACTCAACAAAAATTTACCGATGTTGATACGCTCGCCGCAGCAGCTTGCGCAGGCGGGGCATGTGAAATCGACTTCTAGTATACCGTCACCTTGTATAAAGGTTTGTACTATAGAAAACGACCATTGCTTAGGCTGTGGTCGTTCTACTGACGAGATTAAAGAATGGTTTTACTGTGACGATCAACGCAAACTGGAGATAATAGAGCAAATTGGAAAACGAATACCGGATAGAGTGTGAAGACTGCGAATCGACCACGATAGTACTAGTTAATAACGGTGAGCATCCAGAATATTGCTCAATTTGTGGGAATAAAGCTAATATAGAAGACATTTCTGAACATAATATATAGTAGTATGTGGTATTATAATGAAGCTAAATACAATGAAACCCCAGATGACTACCAAGGATTTGTGTATGTTATCACAGAATTGGGTACAAATAAAAAATATATCGGTAAAAAGAACTTTTGGAGGCCTAAGGTACTACCAAAAAATTCTAAAAGAAACCGAAGAGTCAGAACAAGAGTTCCAAGTGACTGGCAAGAATATTATGGATCAAATAAAGAACTTCAATTACTCGTTGAACAACGAGGGCAAGATAGTTACAAAAGAGAAATCTTAAAGCTGTGTAGAACTAAAGGTGAGATGTCTTATTTTGAGGCTAAATTCCAATTTGACAATAATGTCCTTATTAGTGACGAATATTATAATGAGTTTATAGGATGCAAGATACATTCGAGACATTTGCCAAAAGACTTAAGGATTACTACGGAGATAAGCTCGTAGATCCAGAAATGTATCCAGAAGTTTTTTCGTATCAAGTAAAAATATATATGTACATTTACGGAAAATAGTGGTATAATAGACCTACAATAAAGATAGGAACTATATTATGATTTTAGTCGACTTCAGTGCCATCGCCGTGGCCAATATTGCGGTACAAAAACTTAACGATGAAGATATGATTCGTCATATGATTCTTAATACGTTACGCATGTATCGTACTAAATACAAAGATAAGTACGGAGAATTGGTGCTTGCTTGTGACGGACCTAATAATTGGCGCAAATCTCATTATCCACAGTATAAAGCAAATCGCAAGAAAACACGCGATACATCATCATTTGATTGGAATGCTGCATTTACTATTATGAATAATGTTCGCGAAGAAATCAAAGAAAACTTTCCATATAAAGTATTACATATTGATGGCTGTGAAGCTGATGATATTATTGCAACTGTAGTAGAAAATACACAAGAATTTGGTCAGTACGAAGATGTTATGATTATCTCTGGTGATAAAGACTTTGTCCAGTTACAAAAATATGATAATGTTACACAGTTTTCTCCAGTACAGAAAAAGCTTGTTACAGAAAAAAATCCACGCGCATTCTTAATCGAACAAATTATGCGCGGTGATACATCAGATGGTGTACCAAATGTATTATCAGATGATGATGTGTTTGTAGAAAGTAGAAGACAAACACCGCTATCAAAGAAAAAGCTAGATATTATTATCGAAGATCTTAATGATGGTGAATTGTTGTATGCAGCAAGTTGGTATCGTAATTATTGCCGTAATAAAAAGCTAATTGATTTAGCAGAAACACCACAAGATCTAAAAAATGAAATCATTCGAGAATTTAATTCACAAGATCCGTGGCATAACAAAGGTTTGGTGTTTCCATATCTTATAAATAAAAGGTGTAACCAGTTGATTGAATCGGTTCAGGAGTTTATACAGTAATGAGAATGTATGTTTATGAAGTGTTTGAAGACATTAATAAAGCACAAACAAAAAAAGAAAAAGTAGCCATATTAAAAGAGAACGAGACATGGGCTCTTAAAGATATTATTAAAGGATCTATGGATCCAAATATAAAATGGCATTTACCAGCTGGAGAAGTACCATATACGCCAAGCCAGCCGCATAATGCTCCATCAAATCTTAAAAGACAAAATACTAAGTTTTCGTATTTTGCTAAAGGTGGTAAGGGAGAAGAAATGCCTCAATATAAAAGAGAAAAAGTTTTTCTTGGAATAGTTGAGTCAATTCACCCCAAAGATGCAGAATTGATGGTAAATATGATTAATAAGAAGACACCAGAAGGTGTGACTAAAGCAGTTATACAGGAGGCATTCCCTGGTCTTATCAGCGAATAGCTTATTTTTAACAACTAACTTCAGAGCATGTGCGCATTTTGCCGCATGCTCTTTTTTATTGGAGAAGACTCTAATGGTATTTGCTCAAAAAGAACGACTCATCAATGATACTAAAGAACTTACTGATTATGCTATAAGACTTGCAAAAAAAGGTAAAGTTGAGCAATCAAAAAAAATAATGGCTAAAAGAGATTTTGTCTTAGAAACATTAGAAAAATTCCATGCAAATCCCACTTAAAACAAAATAAACCGGTGTACTATCTCGGCCCATATGGTATAATAGAGTATATCTTAAACAAGCAGAGGTAGTATCCTTATGAAATATAGCGGTATAGTTAATCAGGAATTTATTAATTACCTGAATAAAAAAGTTAGCGCTGATACTAGAGATCCTGTATTAGCTTCTCGGCAATGGTCTTTTGAATTTCCTGAAAGACATTTATGTAGCGTCAAAGGCAGTGGTCATACATTAAATGAAGGCTTTGAATACGATACAAACCATGAATTTTTTGGTAAATGCGATTTTAAATATCACAATAAAGAAGGCGTAATACGTTTAACAGATTATGTATATAAGAATATCGCAAAAGGATTTATTGATACATTTATTACATGGAAATGGATAGATCGAAATCCTAACGAAGCTGTACGATTAAATGAAAAAGTAAAATACGAATTAATCATGTACATTGATGCAGAAACAGTGTATAATAATGCTATATTGAATGGAGACAGATATGAATATTTTTATTCTGGATAAAGATCCAATAGTTGCTGCTCAATTGCAGTGTGATAAACATGTTGTAAAGATGATTGTAGAATCTGCTCAAATGCTATCTACTGCGCATCGCATGCTAGATGGTACTATACAAATAGCTCCATCAAAATCTGGTAAAAGAATGGTTAAGCATTATAGATTATTTAATGATTTAGATCTTGACGAAACATTATACAAGGCTGTCCACTATAAACATCCTTGCACAGTATGGACTATGGAATCTAATCAAAACTATGATTGGCATTGGATACATTTTAAGGCCTTATGTAATGAGTATACATACAGATATGGTAAAGTGCATTCGTCTGAAAGATTGCTAATACCTTTGTGCTGGGGGCCAAAAAATATACCAAAAGGTAAATTGACACCGTTTAAGTTAGCAATGAAATCAAATCCTGAATGTATGTTAGAAAATCCGGTGCTTTCATACCGCGCGTTTTATCAAACTAAACAAGATAGATTTAAAATGGCTTGGACAAAACGCGAGAAACCTGAATGGTTTCAGGAGAAATGTAATGGATAAAGTTTTCTTACTAGTTATATCTATGTGGGGTAATACTGGTACTGAATGGGAGTATATTGGAAATCAAATCGTACTTCAAGAACCAATGACTGAAAAGCAATGTCTATATATAATT